TTACCCGCAGCTAAAATTTCAGCCAGCGTATCTGACGCGCCAGAGCTCACGCCCGCCATTGCATCGACAACAGCAGCACCGCTGCCTGCACCGTCTAAATATACAACCGCTGTTTTGCCTGTCGGGATTGTGACGTTCGCGCCAGTACCCTGGGAGATTGCAATCGATTGTCCGCCGGTCGTTGCGTTCTCAATCCACATCAAACGAGAGATCGTGTTAGGCGCAATGGTCAGCGTGCGAGTCGCAGTTAACGTGGCGCTTGATGTCACCTTGAAATACATAGCGCGCGCGGGATCTGCAACGCCATCTGCAACCGTGGTGGTCGAGTCAGCATTTGCCGCAAAGCCGTCTTGGGTTGCGTAACCAAAAGCTGCTGCAATGTTGGTTAAGTTAACATTTGTTTTATCGCCCCAAGTCGATGCGGCCTCTCCACTGGCGATCAGTTCGAGGCGGAGGGAATTTGAGTAGGTAGATGCCATTTTTAGTCCTTACGCTGCTTCTTGCCAAGCCGTTGAAGCGTTTGTTTGAGATGTCCAGGGATTGTTCGCAGCCGACTTGGCTGCCCACGAAGTTGTCGCATTACTTTCCGGGCGCCACTTGCGCCGCCCATTAGCACTAACATCAGAGATAGCTTCAATAGTCGCAGCGCCGTAATACACTTGTCCCGCGCTTGCCGTGAAAGAAGATTCTGACGTAGCAGTTGCAGCTCCGACCGCCACGAGTAGACCAGCCGCTTGAAAGTTTGATTGAGCCGCAACTGTAGCGGACGATCCTCGAACCCTAAGTCCCACAGCAGTAAATCCGCTGCTTGCCCCAATCGTCGCCGAGCCAGTGCTGACAACTCGCGCACTCGCTGAAAACGAGCTTGTGGCCGATGCTGATGCGGCGCCTTGTTGTACTCGTTCCCCGGCTGCGCTGAAGGTCGAGTTCGCTGCTGCGGTAGCCGATCCTTCGAGGACTCGAATGGCGCTCGCCGAGAAAGCCGACGATGCAGCAACGGTTGCTGATGCATCTTTATAGGACCATTCGCCCCATCTTCCTGAGCCCCAAGTGCCATAACCAAATCCTGTCGGTTCACTCATTAGTTAAGCGTGATATCCAAATCGCCAGCCGGGATGCGAAACACGTCCCCAGTCGAAATTGTTTTGCTGGTATCTAACGCCGCAAATGCCAGCATGTTGCCGCTGCTGCTTGCGTCTAATACTGCTACCGCAACAACGGTTCCATAATCGGCTGTGGCTGTTGGCCACTCGATGGCGGATGCGTTCGTTGTATCGCTAGCGGTTGTTGTAAAGCTCGCTGACTGCCGCACGTAGCCGCCGCCTGTGACCTCTGTGCCAACCGACGAATCAGTGGGCGCTACGGTGTAAAGAGCAACGTAGACTGTCCCCGGTGACGTGTAGGCGGTATTGCTAAAGGTGTGCGCCAGCAGTTTGTTTTCTAAATAATCTGTAAAGGCCATTTTTAGATCCTATTGAAGTGCGCGCGTGCGCATTTGTACGGACGTTTGCCCGCGTGTTCGTTGATCACTGACGTGCATGTCTTCTACTTTCTTCTGATACAAACTGCCCCAAACGCCGATTCGTTCGTCATCGCGCAGATAAGGAGCCGACTGCAACAGGGCGCCATACAAGTAGATGTCAGGCGCAAGAATCAAAAGCCAGTTGGTCGTATTGCTGTCGCTTAAAACGGGCACCTTCGCGTAGTAAACGAGCTCTGCGGTGTATCCGGTGCTGGTGTTGTCGGGCGCTGGAAAGACTTCGATCTCAGTTCCAACGTGGGTATAAAATCTTGGCCGGCCTGTTGCGCTTGAGCTGGCTCGCAGGCTGTTGAGGTACTCGTTTGTAACGTAGGTCAGCGGCTCGATCGGATCAGTTTCTAAAATCAATTGCACGCTCTGCATCCAGTCGGCAGGCGTAGCACTGAAACGCGAATCGATTGTCGCTTGGCTTCTTTTGATCATGTAGCGGTGACGGATGCTGCGCTGAAATTCCGCTTCCGCCAGGCTGATAAAATCTGGAATTGCTGAAGTCAAATCATCGCGATTAAGCCAATCCGCAATGCTTGATTTTAATTCTGCGTAGGTTGTGAGGGCCACTAAACAGTGCCTCCCCTGGTCCTAAAATATTTGTTGTCGCCGTCATTGAGCCAGCGCTTAAAACGAGCAGGGTCATCAGCGATGCCCTGCCGTTTCAAATCGTGGTAGACAGACATGGGGATACTCGCAACCTTAGACCACTCACCGTATCGCTGGTGCTTGTCTATAGCATTCGCTGCCCGCTTATTCGCGGCGATGATCGATGTCACGTCTTGCGAAGTTGCAATGACGATCGAGTCATCTTTTAAGCTGTCGCCGGTCTCATAGATAAAATCAGTTTTTATCTTTGCGTCGCGGTCAAACGATAGGTTACGAATATCTTCCATTGGTCAGTCCTTATGACGTGCTTAGGTCTCGAATAACGCCCAAACCGGCTTCGTTATTCACCTGGAGGCCGTACTCAGCAAGCAACATGTACTTGGTTGCATCGCCCGTCTTCGCAAGTTCTTCACTCTGAATCGGACGAAGCGTTGCCATCTCAACCATGTCTGGATCGATGACGTAAGCGTCACGATCTCTGCTGAAACGATTCGGGACCACCGAGATGGAACCAAAGTCACTCACATAAACGTCAGCGGCACCAATGATCGTAGTAGGACCATCAGGGGCCTGGTAACGCTGTGCTGCAATACCGGCGAAGCCAGATACGACAGTCTTAACGTGAGGGCCGACCATAAGGAATTTAGGATCACCTCCATTCGTATACATTGATTGAACAACGCCCTTCAACATCGCCTCAGTGAAAGCTCGCTGAGTTCCGTTGGTTGGGCCTGCGTTTACCACACCGCCTGACAAAGTTGGATCAGTTCCGTTAGTACCATTGTCAGTGTTAGAAGTTAGCCAAGAAGTCAAAGGAGCAGTTTTACGCGCGACGGTCGCGCTGCCACCGTTAGCCGCGTGATGCAAACCACAAAGGTTGTGCTCCATATCGCGCTTCAGCTCATCGCCTTTTTTGGCGAGTTGGTAAGCAATAGAAGATCTACGCCCAGCCAGGTCGATCGCGCCACCCAGGTTATCGGCAATGATAAAATCTTTGCGCGAGATCTGCGTGTAGTTGCCCAAACGAATCGTAGGCGTAATTGCTGCAAAGCTAGACAGGTCATCGCCGTCGAGCTGGTGGTTGGCTGCGGCTGCTGCGAGAGAGTCCGTCTGCCACTCGAAGAAGGTATTCTTTACCGTCTTCTTCTTGGTCATGTTGCTAATGAACGGAGTGGTCTGAGGACTAATATTAAAAATAATATTAGACAGGTCTTCTCGAATGCCTTTGGCGGCGTATCGAGTAAAAGTGTTTGTTACGATAGTCATGGTAATGCCTTAAATAAGAGATTCTAGTAAGCCGGCTGCATCATCCAGACGGCCGCTTTTTGCAAGACGTTGACGAGCGCTTTTCATTTTCTTTGAACTAGGCTTCACTTGGCCTTGCCGAGAACCAGGCTTAACAGTTGCAGATCGGTTGCCCTTTTTGGCAGCCTTCTTGATCCGACTCTGGCCCTTGTCGTACAGCATTGCTTTACGAAGTACCTTAATGTGATTGGCGCGAACGAGTGATTGAAGCTCTTCTTCTGCAACGCCGTTATCTATCAGATAAGCGCGAAGCTCTTCTCGTTCTGTTGCTGCCCTTTGCTCATCCCTCCATTCGGGAATCACGTCTGGCAACTTGTGGACCTCTTCTGCGAGCACTTGCTGCATAGCTTGCGTTTGATACTGTTGGTTCGCTTGCGCTACCCGCTGCTGTTCCAACTGTATCGCCGCAGCGCGTTCCTGCTTGGCAAACTGTCGTTTATTCCACTCTCGCTCTAAGCGGGTTGCCTCGATTGGATCTTCGTTATAAAGACGATCAAAATCAGGAGCCGGCTCATCACTGCTGTTCAATTGTATTTGCAGTGCGCTAAGGAGTTGCGCATATTGCTGTCGCTCGAGGAGTACTGCATCTCGGTCTTGCTCAAAACTGTTTCGTTCTGCCGAGAGTGCTTGACTCTTCTTTGTGTAGTCTGCTTGACGTGAGTAGCCGTTTTTAAGTTCGTCTAGCTGAACCTCAACTTCCTCTCCGTTAACCTTAACGGTAAAAGTATCGGCTGCTGGCTCTTCCTCATCTGACTCGTATTCATCATCATCCAGATCGGCATCGTCTTCTTCTGAGTCGAGTTCCTCATCGGAATCCTCGCCCTCATCTTCTAACTCAACCTCGCCCTCATCGGACTCATCAACGCCTTCGACCTCTTCTGACTTATCCTCATCGGGGGTCAGCATGTCTTCGATTGCGTCTCTTGCTTGAAAAAGCCCACTTGTGGGATTTTCCGCATCATACATTTTATCACTCATAAACTTGTGCTCCTATTTTTTTCGAAAGCGATCGAGTCGGCACTAGCACGCATGCTGTTTACCAGTTGGTCCATCGCTTCCAATTTTGCGTGAAGTCTTTCCCGAGCCTCGGGCTTTCGTTCACGCTGCCACGCCTCAAAAATTTCGTACTTCACCCGACTGCACATCTCTGCAAAGTCTGGGTCATCGAACATTCGCTGGATGTTCTCAAGATACTGGTGCTCCGTTTTGGCCATTGCTCACGCTCGTTAGTTGTCGGATTGCTTCCCGGTCCCGCTCAGAACCGGCTCTGATTGCTGCTGTATCGACTTGCGCGCCGAACCTGGCGGCGATCTCGGCCGCCCGCAAGGCGATGTCTGCCTCGTCTTTATCCCGGCGCCGATCGTCTTCGCGCATCATCTTTTCACGCTCAAGCTCTAGCTCCGCTTGCTTTTTCTGGATATCAGCCTGGATCGATTGCATCTGAACCTGTATCAGCGCAGCGTTTGGATCTGGCTGCTCTGGCTTTTCTTGTGGCTGATATTTAGAGGGGTCGGTGAAGAAACGATTGATATCTTTAAAGCCTGCTAGCTCAAGCATCTGAGTCATGGTTGCGTAATAGTTTTGGGCGTTGACGATGGGATTGTCCGGGCCGAGCTGCTGCAACAACTGCTCTTGCTTCTGCGCAATTTGCTGAAGCATCATCAGGCGCTCTTGGTCGCCGCCTTTGCCCAGGCTGACGTTAGCAACAACATCCATGTTTGCGTTCCAGGCGTCGGGCGCCATTGGCACAAATTCATTGCGCAGTCGAATCATCCGCGGACGATCTTGGTGCGCGACAATCAGTTTTAAGATGCCTTTAAAAAGTCGCGACATGCCGTTCTCAGCAAACAGCCTGGCGATCATTTCCGTTCGTTGCTGCGCTGCCTGGATAGTCTGATTAACAGCGGCAAGCGTGCTGCTCTGCAAAGCTTCGGGCGCTAAGCCGTCTGCTGCGCGGCTTATGCCCGTTCTGTTTTCCCGCATCTCATCGAGATAGCCCATCATCGGAAATGCGTCTCCCCCAACGTAAGGCAAGTTGAATGGGATAACAGCACCGGGCTGTCGCATACGAATAATGCCACCAGCCTCTACGTTCATCACGTCTTCAAGGCTTGCCTGGCCTTCGACAACACCAACTCGCGGATGCGTAGACATTGCCAGGCTATCAAGTGATGCGCGCAGTACAGCCGACTTAATGCGCTGTATGTCCATCGTCAAGTCTGCAATCGACATCCCAAAGAATGCGTGGGGCTCTGGGTCCGGGCAGAAATGAGAAAAAGGAATATCGTCGCAAGGGTCGTTTCGAAGAATTTCATACGTCGGGCCGGCGCAACAAATCTTGCGAAGCTCACCAATGCCGTCGCCGTCCATGTCGATCCGCATGTACGC